AAGGGAGGCCGTGTCCTTCTGGGGGAGGCTGCCTACCTGCACGCCCTGTTTGGGGTCTATGCCATCGCATGGTGCCTCCTGGCGCTGTTCAGGGGTCCAAAGTGGTATTCGCTTTTCAAGCGTGTGCTCCTTGCCGGCCTGACGGTGATTCTCGTTTGGAGCATCGTCGCTCAAGTGCTCGCGACTCGGTAGGAATTAGAACGGCCCAGCGCCATCGGCAGGGCTAGCGAATTTCGAGAAGGCGGAAGCCGGATCGTCTGAACAACCGCCTTCGGGCGGTTTTCGCATTTCCGGACCCCGACATAGTTTTCGTCGCCCCTACATTCGCCCTAACAAACCACGCCAGGACGCCCTAACAGCACGAATCCGACACTGCTTTCACTGATTCCTAACAACCGAAAGGAGCTTGAAAGTGAGTGTCAAACATCTGAACCAGGCCGAACTGGCCGCACGCTGGGGCGTGAGCGAGGCAACGCTCGAACGCTGGCGTTCGGACGGCAACGGGCCGATCTTCATGAAACTGCAGGGCCGCGTCCTGTACCGCCTGGAAGACATCGAGCAGTACGAAATTCAGTGCCGGCACAAGAGTACCTCAGCCAAGGCCGTGACGGGGGTGGCGCCATGACCCCGCTCACGCTTGACCAGGTACGCGGCATGACGGCGCCGGTATTGGCCGGCTTTGGCGCCGAAGTCCTCTGTCAGTGCAAAACCGAAGCCGCCGATCGTCTGGCGGCCGACAAGCAGATCCTCGATCTGATCGACCAGGCGCTGGACATCAAGTATGCCGAAAAGGCCCGCGCCCTGCGCCTCACCGAAGGCAAGGATACCGGGATCGTGCATTTCGATGAAGGCCCGATCCGCATCAGCGTCGATTTGCCCAAAAAGACCGAGTGGGATCAGCAACTGCTGGCTGACATCGCGCGTCGCATTGCCGCGTCCGGTGACGAACCCAGCCAGTACATCGACGTCAGCTACCGCGTCTCGGAAACCAGGTACCTCGCCTGGCCCGACCACCTCCGCAACCAGTTCCAGCCGGCTCGCACCGTCAAGACCGGCAAGGCCACCTATCGCCTGACCCTTACCCAGGAGCAATGATCATGCTGAAAGACTTCCTCAATAAGCTGCGCAACAAATCCCACTCGCTGGAGGATCTACCGGACACCATCCGTGTACCCGGCCACGGCGAAACACCGACGATCGATGGGCTTCGCCTCGAAGTCGCCAGTGTCGACGAAATCGCATTTGCGATCCAGGGCCTGGAAGCAAGGTCATCCGAGATTTCCTGTCAGCTGCATTCCTTGCGCCGCCTGCATGATCTGGCGCGGAGACGCGGCGCGCTGGGTATCGACAAGGTCATCACGATCTTCGGTGAGGAGCTCTGAGATGCCGTTCCCGATCATTACGGCCGATCAGCGTCTCGCCGAAAACCGCCGCTCCTCGGGCGTCATCCTGGGGCCGGCGGGCGTCGGCAAGACCACGCTGCTCAAGACCACCGATCCCGACCGCTCCCTGTTCGTCGATCTGGAAGACGGCGATCTCGCGGTGCGCGACTGGATGTGCGACACCGTTCGTCCGCGCACCTGGCGTGAGTGCCGTGATCTGGCCTGCTTCATCGGCGGCCCGAATCCGGCGCTGCGCGACGACCAGGCGTATAGCCAAGCCCACTATGAGCTTGTCTGCGCCGAGTATGGCGACCCGCGGCAACTCGACAAGTATTCGCTGATTTTTGTCGACTCCATCACCGTCGCCGGGCGCCTGTGCCTGCAGTGGTCGAAAGGCCAGCCACAGGCGTACAGCGAGAAATCCGGCAAGCCGGACAACCGTGGCGCCTATGGCCTGCACGGCACGGAACTGATTTCCTGGCTGACCCAGTGGCAGCACGTTCGCAGCAAGGACATCTGGCTGGTCGGCATCCTCGACGAAAAACTCGACGACTTCAATCGCAAGGTGTTCTCGCCGCAGATCGAGGGCTCCAAGGCCACGCTGGAACTGCCCGGGATCGTCGACCAGGTCATCTCGATGGTGGTCCTCAAGGACGACGCCGGCAACCAGAAACGCTCCTTCGTCTGCCAGCACATCAACCCCTGGGGCTACCCAGCCAAGGACCGATCCGGCCGTCTCGACATCGTCGAAGAGCCGCATCTCGGCCACCTCATTTCCAAGATCACCGCGCCCCTGGCGCAGCAATGAACAGGAGATTCACCATGAACAGCTTCAACAACAACGCCGCCTGGAATGATTTCAACGACGCCGAGGACCAGCGCGATTTCGCCCTGATCCCGCCCAAGACCCTGGCCAAGGTCATCATGTCGATCCGCCCGGGCGGCTACGACGATCCTGCCCAGGGCTGGACCGGTGGCTATGCCGCCCGCTCCGACAAAACCGGCGCCGTCTATCTCAACGCCAAGTTCACCATCCTCGAAGGTCCCTACGCCCGGCGCGTGGTGTTCGGCCTGATTGGCCTGTACAGCCCCAAGGGACCGGAGTGGACCAACATGGGTCGCAGTTTCCTGCGCGCCATCCTCAATTCCTCACGCGGCATCCATCCTGCCGATCAGTCGCCGCAGGCGCAAACAGCCCGCCGCATTCGCGGCTTCGCCGATCTCGATGGCATCGAGTGCGTGGTCCGCATCGATGTCGAGAAGGACCAGAACGGCGACGACAAGAATGTCGTCAAGGCCGCCATCCAGCCGGACCAAAAGGACTACGGTCAGTTGATGGGCGCCGTGTCGCGCGCTCCTGCACCGGTACCGGCAACCGGATATGGTGCTGCTGCCACGACACCCGCTACCGCTATCAGCACTGCGGCGCCGGCCCGTCCCGCCTGGGCGCAGTAAGGGAGAGCCGCCATGATTCTCCGTCCGCGCCAACGCGAATTTGTGGTGCGCTGTGTCGGGGCACTCAAGACCCACGGCAATACGCTGGGGGTCGCCCCGACCGGTGCCGGCAAGACCATCTGCCTTTCCGGCACGGCGGGCGAGTTTCTCGCCCAGCCCGATGCCAAGGCGTGCATCCTTGCCCACCGCGACGAACTCACCGCGCAGAACCAGTCGAAGTTCTCGCGGGTGAATCCCGGCATCGTCACTTCGGTATTCGATGCCAGGCAGAAATCCTGGGATGGGCAGGCAACCTTTGCCATGGTCCAGACCCTGGCCCGCAATCTCGATCAGTTGCCGACGCTCGATCTGCTGGTGATCGATGAGGCGCACCACAGCGCAGCGCCTTCCTACCGTGCCGTGATCGACACCACGCTGGCCCGCAACCCGCATGCCCTGATCTATGGCGTCACCGCCACCCCGAACCGGGGCGACGGCAAGGCGCTGCGCGAGGTGTTCTCCAACGTCGCCGACCAGATCCGTCTGGGCGAACTGATCCGCTCCGGCCACCTGGTTGCGCCGCGCACCTTCGTCATCGACGTGGGTACCCGGAATGCACTGGATGAGGTGCGCAAGCTGGCTGAGGACTACGACATGGAAGCGGTCGCCTCGATCATGAACACCTCGCCAGTCAATGCGGCCGTGGTGAAGCACTGGAAGGAGCGTGCCGCCGGGCGCAAGACCATCGCCTTCGCCGCCAACGTCGAACATGCACGCTCGGTGTGCGAGGCGTTCCTTTCTGCCGGTGTCAGTGCGGCCGTGGTCTTCGGCGACATGTCCGACGCTGATCGCAAATCCACGCTGGCGGCCTTTGAGTCCGGGGACATCACCGTGATCGTCAACGTAGCGGTACTGACCGAGGGCTACGACTACACGCCGACCAGCTGCATCGTGTTGCTGCGGCCGAGTTCCTACAAATCGACGCTGATCCAGATGATCGGGCGCGGCCTGCGCGTCATCGATCCCGCCGAACATCCCGGCGTGATCAAGACCGATTGCATCGTACTCGACTTCGGTACGGCCTCCCTCAAGCACGGCAGCCTCGAGCAGGAAGTCGATCTTGACGGCCATGAGGCGGACGGGGAAGCGCCGATGAAGGAATGCCCTTCCTGCATGGCGCAGATCCCACTGGCCTCCCGCGAGTGCCCGTTGTGCGGCCATTCGTTTGCCGGGGAGGATCAA